ATACAGTCTACGAAGGTTGTAAAGCTTGTAACCTTACTAGTATGGAAGATCACGATGCGCTGACAACTACGCTCATGCTGCATGAAATACCTTACCGAACAAAAATTTTACGCAAACCTTCCACAATGTATTATGTATTGCTTGTGGAAAACCCGTTGATAGATCACGGAAACTGTGACAGATGCGGGACTAAGCTTGTGGACATCTCGTGGTGCAAACATTGTGGAGATATGGGTTGGTATGATGAGTGGACATCAATGCAAGGGTATTGGGGATGAGAGATTCAGAAATGATATGGCTTATATTAGGATTGTCGTGTACATCTTTTATTGTAAGCTTATTGGTATATTAAGATGATCACTGTGTTTGCCTTGTACGTTTATTTAGGTGAAGCACTGCAACGGCCAATAACTTATTGGTACGATGTAAACAGATGTAGATACTTTGCACGGAGGTTGATGGCGCAGCCACCAGTTCCGGGTGATCCAAAACAAAAAATTATTGCAGTCTGCAGGATTGCAGAAGTAGCAGACAACGTTATGGTTTTTGAATAGATGGAAATAGATTACACACCAACAAAAGTTTGTAGAGAGTTTATGCACTCAGATGCAAAGATGCGTGTGCTTATGGGGCCAGTTGGTTCCGGTAAATCAGTAGCAAGTTGTTTTGAAGTTGTTAGGCGAGCTACGATGCAGAAACCTAACAAACAAGGAATCCGTAAATCACGAGTAGCTATTGTTCGTGAAACTGCTAGGCAGTTACAAGATACAACTATAAAAACTTTTCACGATTGGTTTCCGCCCGGAATATGCGGAGACTATATGCGTACTACCAAAACATATTTCTTCAAGGTTGGAGATGTAGAGTGTGAGATTATGTTTCGTGCTCTCGATGACTCTGACGATGTTGCAAACTTGAACTCATTGGAATTGACGTTTGCATGGTTCAACGAGTGCAGGGATATCAACCCTGACATTGTTGACGCTATGTCAAAACGTATTGGTCGTTTCCCGTCAGCTAAAGACGGTGGGCCTTCTTGGTTTGGGATGTGGGGGGATACTAACCCTCCAACTATGGATACATGGTGGTATTATCAGATGGAGGGTTTAGACCCTTCAGATGGCGTAAGTCTTAACGATAATGGGTGGGATGTATTCAAACAACCTTCGGGCAGAAGCTCCTTGGCAGAAAATATAGAAAACCTGCCCGAAGGCTATTACGATACACAAGGTAGATCAGATGAATATGTTCGGGTTTACATTGATGGCGAGTATGGCCTGAGTTCTGCAGGTCAGCCTGTGTATAAATATTTTAAACCAGACTATCATATGGCTCAGCAAAAACTGCGGCCAATCATAAATGGTGTACGCCCAATTGTAGTTGGTATAGATTTGGGGTTGACACCAGCAGCAGTTATAGGGCAACAAGACCCCCGTGGACGAGTCTTGATTCTCGATGAAGCTGTTAGTTTCGATATGGGAATACAAAGATTCGTCCGCACGATTTTGCGCCCGATGTTGACCGAGAGGTTCTCGGGCGCACCAATCCTTATCATTACAGACCCAGCAGGAGTGCAACGTGCACAGACTGACGAGAGGTCTGCCGTGGACATCATCAAAGCAGAAGGTTTTAGAGTTCTCCCTGCTAAAACCAATAACGTGTCTGCTAGATTGTCTGCGGTAGACGACTTCCTTATGAGGCAAGTCGATGGGGACTCAGCGTTTCTAGTTGATCCCAGATGTACGCAGCTCAAGGCTGCAATGATGGGGGGATATAGATTCCATCACAAGAATGGCAGCATTGATAAAAACAAACACTCACATGTAGCTGAAGCACTGCAGTATCTTATGCTGCACGTTGGTTCTGCTGGTGAGGGTGGGTTTGTTGTACAGAGGCGTGAAATAAAAAGGGTTGCAGCAGGTGGATGGACTTGATAAAATACGCACATAGTTACCTTCCGAACTATAGTTACCTTCATAGCCCACCTGCTCTCTCTTCGGCAGGTGGGTTTTTCTTGAATTTAAAAAGCTTGCGTGTATACTTGTTCCTGTGTATATTTAATTGTAAACTTATTGGAGGTTGTTTATGAAAGGTAAATGTGGGCATAAACCATACACCATTATCTCAGACAATCCGAAAATGGACACAAGTGGTATGGCTAGTAAAGTTGTTGTCATGTATGAGCATGGCGGTAAAGTACCTGAAAAATATGTAGGTTTTTCTAAACTACCAGAGGCTGTCCAAGAAAACATTGATAAAGATTTGGCTAAGAAGTATGGGTCAGGCGGTAAAGTTTATACAAACAAGAATGATGAAGATACCGTAGAAGACATGAAGGACATGGAGTAACATGGTACTAAAAGTCGTAGGAAATGAAGAGCTAGTAAAACAAGAAGAAGCTCTTATCAAACAACAGCTAGCTGAAAGGCAGAACCAGCCTATTATCCTCGGCTTGGCTGATCACCTACGATCATGCTGGGATGCAGCAAGGCAGGCAAAGAAACCTATCGAGAATCTCATGCTCAAAGCTTTACGTCAACGTAATGGTGAGTATGAAGCAGACAAACTAAATCAGATCAACTCTCAGGGTGGGTCTGATGTTTATATGATGATTACAGAAGTTAAATGTCGTGCAGCCGAAAGTTGGCTTCGTGATATTCTTCTTGATCAAGGGTCACCCCCGTGGGGTCTTGAGACCACACCTATTCCTGATCTCTCTCCACAACAAACGGCAGAAATTGAAAATGCGTTTGCTGAACAAGTTGTAAAGCTTGTTGAGGTAAACGGACAAGCACCGACTCAAGAAGAAATGCTTGAGCTGAAAGAGATGGTAACACAGAACTACCGTTTCAAATTGCTGCAAGGTGCAGACAATCGTGCGAAGAAAATGGAAATAAAGATTCGTGACCAGTTTACACAAGGTGGTTGGGGCGAATCATTTAATGAATTTATAACAGATTTGGTTACATACCCGTGTGCTTTTGTAAAAGGCCCAGTGGTTCGTAGGCAAAGAAAACTCGGCTGGAAGTACGAGAACGGTAGAACTACTGTAGAAGCAGATGAGATTATTGCTCCAGAGTTTGAACGTGTTGATCCGTTTAGAATCTATCCAGAGCCGGGTATTACTAATATAAACGAGGGTTATCTGTTCCAGCATCACCCTCTTAGTCGTTCAGAGCTGGCAGACCTTATTGGTGTTCCGGGTTATGATGAAGACGCTATCAGAGAAGTTCTTGATATTGGTAATGGTACATCTTGGTTTAGTGAAGATGTAGAACTTACTAAAGAACAGGAAGAGCGAAAGTTTCATACTTTCAACAAGCCGACTACAACTTACGATGCTCTAGAGTTTTGGGGTAAAGTAAGTGGTAAAATGCTGAAAGAATGGGGTCTTACTGAAGAAGAAATACCTGATGAAGCAAAAGAGTATGATGCTAACGTTTGGGCTGTAGGTAATTACATTATCAAAGCAGTATTGAACTACGACCCGTTAGGAGAAAAACCATATGCTAAAACATCTTTCATCAAGTGCCCCGGTGCGTTTTGGGGTAAAGGTATACCGGAAATTATTGAAGACCTGCAAAATGTGTGTAACGCAGCTGCAAGGGCTTTGGTCAACAACATGGGGATATCTAGTGGGCCTCAAGTCGAAGTTAATCTCGAAAGAATCCCACCAAACGAAGACATCACCCAACTCCACCCGTGGAAAATCTGGCAAGTCACGAACGACCCGCTAGGTTCTAGTGCGCCTGCTGTTAGGTTTACACAACCTGATGACAACGCAAACACACTATTGGGTGTGTATGATAAATTTAGTAAACTAGCTGATGACCACTCAGGCATTCCATCGTATGTTTATGGCGACTTAAATGTTCAAGGCGCTGGCAGAACATCTTCTGGTTTGTCTATGTTGATGGGTGCAGCTGGTAAAGGTATTCGTCAAGTTGTTATGCACATAGACAACGAAATCATCAAACCTATTGTTTACAGACAGTTTGTTTACAATATGCGTTATGATGAAGATGAATCAATTAAAGGCGATGTTAACATTGTACCGAAAGGTGCAGTTAACCTTGCAGTCAAAGAGACTGTAAATGTTCGCCGTATCGAGTTTCTTAACGCAACCGCCAACGAGATTGATATGCAGATTGTTGGTAAGGAAGGCCGTGCAGCGATTCTTCGTGAAGTGGCTAAAGGTTTGCAAATGCCTGTGGATGACATTGTTCCATCTAGGGAAAGAGAGCGATTCGAAGATAAAGTGAAAGCGCAGATGCAAGCACAACAGCAAGCTCAGCAGCCTACACCGACTCAACCGGATGGTTCCCCTAAAGGTGGGATGGATGGCAACACAGTGAGTAACCGTGACACTGGAGGCGCTGGATGATAAATCCAAAACCAGAGGTTATTCAGTCTTTGGCAGTAGTGTGTCGTCAATATCCTGAAGTGCTTAATTGGCTAAAGGAATGGCGTGATCACGAGCTACAGAAGCTACCGAGTGTCTTGCAAAACACAGCACTTGCACAGGGGCGGTGTCAGGTTTTGTCAGAAATTACTAAACTAATAGAACAGTCCCCTGAAACGTTTTCAGCAAAGTCGAAATGACAGCTGTTAATTACGCACACCGATAGGAGCGATTATGTCAATACCAAAGCAAGTTCAGAAACAATCAGAGGAAGTACAAGAGTTGTATAAGCAGATTAACGGAGAACCAGAAGAAGCACAGGCAAACGCCGAGGCTACTCCTGTGGAGGCTGTTAATGATGTGGCAGAACCTACAACTTCCGACAGTGTTGAAGAGCAAGCACCTCAGTCTGAGCCACAAGAGCAAGTGGAGTCAGGCGACCAAGAACCGAAACAAGATGACTGGCAACAGAAATACAGATCGTTGCAAGGGATGTACAATGCCGATGTTCCTAGGCTTAACGCCGAGAACAGAGACCTTGCTTCCCGTGTGTCTCAACTAGAAGGACTGCTAAGCACAATGCAGGAACCTGCTCAACAAACACCAGTTCAGTCTGAGAAATTAATTACAGATGACGATGTTAAAGAGTACGGCGATTCCATTGCTGTTATGCGGAAAGCAGCTCGTGAGGAAGTAGCTCAGGAGATTGCACAGTTGAGGCAACAAGTTGGACAGCTTCAAGGTGTTTTACCTCAAGTACAGCAGGTACAAACACAACAGAAGAAGTCCGCCGAACAAACGTTCTGGAGCACTATTGCTAACGAAGTACCTAATTGGAACGACATCAACAATGATCCTGACTTTCAGTCGTGGTTGTTAGCTGTTGATCCTTTGACAGGTATTAATCGCCAAACATATCTAGAAGATGCACAGAAGCAGCTAGATGCAAACAGGGTGGTCAGCTTTTTTAGAACTTGGGAAGGGGAGACTGGTAAGACTAATACTGCTCAAGTTGACCGTAGTGCTCAACAGTCTCAGTTACAGAAACAAGTTGCCCCGGGCAGAAGCCGAAACAACGGAGCAAAACCTTCTGGACAGGCTCGAACATATACTCAGGAAGACATCAAGAATTTTTATGTTGATGTTAGAAAGGGTAAATTTAAGGGTAGGGATGATGAGCGTGGTCGAATCGAACGTGACATTTTTGCAGCACAGCAAGAAGGTCGCATAGTTGCTTAATTAACCAAAGGAGGTCATTATGGCTTTTGCAACATCATCCGGGCATCCGGCCTACACTGGGAACTTTATCCCTGAGATTTGGTCTGGAAAGCTCATTGAGAATTTCTACGATGCAACAGTGCTCGCAGCAATCTCAAACACCGACTATGAAGGTGAAATCAGAAACATGGGTGATACGGTTAACATCCGTACTACTCCTGAGATCACTATTCAAACCTATGTTAAGGGTCAAACTCTTTCAGTAGAGAATCCTGACAAGGCTAAACTACAACTCATCATCGACAAGGGCGAATACTTTGCTTGTGTTGAAGACGATGTTGACCAAGTGCAGACAGACATGAATCTTATGGACATGTGGTCGAAAGACGCTTCTGAGCGTATGAAGATCAAAATTGACCAAAGGGTTTTGACTGATCTGCTACCTGACGTATCTGCAAACAACAAAGGTCAAACAGCTGGAGCAATCTCTGGTAACATTGATCTTGGTGTAGCGGGTACTCCTGAAGCTCTTACTACTGCAAACGTAATTGGTAAGATCGTAGATATGGGTACAGTTCTTGACGAAGCTAACTGTCCAGAAGGGGATCGTTTTCTTGTGATTCCTGCAAAGATGGCTGGCCTAATCAAGCAATCAGACCTTAAAGACGCATCAATCACTGGCGATGGTTCATCTCCATTGAGAAACGGTCGTCTTGGTATGATTGACAGGTTTACTGTCTATGTCTCTCACAACCTAAAGAAAACTGCAGGTGGTGAGTTCAGTGTTATTGGTGGACATAAGATGGGCTTCACGTTTGCATCTCAGATGACAAACATGGAAACCATCCGTTCTGAGACAACTTTTGGTAACATCATTCGTGGTCTTCAAGTTTATGGCTATAAAGTCGTTAAGCCTGAAGCTCTTGCGACAATGATCGTTACAGTATAAGGAGGTAAATTATGGCTACTTATAACGATGGTAAAGGTTATAAACTTGGTACTGGTGCAGCACACGTTGCTAAAGGCATCAACAAAGTTTCAACCATTAGTGTGAAGCTAGACTTCGCAGCGATTACTACAGCACGAGCAGCAGCAGGGCTTACAGCTCTTGCAGCTACTGATGTTCTTGAAGTAATCCGAGTTCCAGCAAATACGCTAGTAACTAACGTTGCTCTAAACGTAACAACTGCCGAAGGCGGTACGCTTACAGTTGACGTTGGTGACGGCGATGATCCAGATGGATACATTGATGGGGTGAATGCTAATGCTACAGCAGCATACATTCCTGTCGCTGGTACAGCTGCTTATGAGCAGGGTAAGTATTACACTGCAGCAGATACAATTGATGTGACTACTGTTAACGCAGCAGACACAGCAGTTATGACGCTGACAGCTGTAATGATTGATTGCTCAGAGTAAAATTAGTCGGGGGGCTTCGGCCCCCCTACTTATAGGAGTGTTGGATGGCTAAAATAGAAAAAGACAAGATGGCATGTAACAAACCAAAACGTCAGGTTACTGGCGGTAAGAATTTTGTTGTTAAAGCATGTCAGGATGGCAAAGAAAAAATTATTCGATTTGGTGATGCAAACATGAAGATCAAGAAAAACCAGCCGGGGAGACGTAAGAATTTCCGAGCACGACATGGCTGTGACAGCAGGCCACCATCTAAGATGACGGCTCGTTATTGGTCATGTAAGAAATGGTAGGTATTTATGGCTGCACCTAAAGCAAAATCTAAAAAAGACGCTTGTTATTATAAAGTAAAAGCTCGTTATTCAGTTTGGCCCTCAGCTTATGCTTCAGGGGCTTTGGCTAAATGTAGAAAAGTTGGTGCAAAAAACTGGGGTAACAGTAAAAAGAAAAAAGGTAAGTAGCATGAGTGTTCGAAAAACAGAGGCAGGTGCAAACTTACAAAGATGGTTTAAAGAAAAGTGGGTGGATGTACGAACAGGTAAACCGTGTGGAAGACAAAAAGGAGAAAGCCGTGCTTACCCTTATTGTCGCCCGTCTAAGCGAGTATCATCCAAAACGCCCAAAACGGCTTCGGAGCTTACGGCTGCTGAAAAGCGTTCACGCCTTGCTCAAAAGAAAAGTTCGAAGAAAGTTGAAAGAGTAACAAGAAAAACGTAATATGATAATAGAAAGGCGGTAGAAATGGCAAGATGGTTAAGAAATATTAAAGACGGTGAAATTTATGAGTGGGATGCAGTCCTAGCTGAAAACCCGTTGACTGAAGAAGTTACTGAGGAAGAGGCATTTCCTGAAAAACACATGCCAAAAAAACAACGTGGTCGTCCAGCAAAAGTAAATGTAGAGACAGCTGAGGAAGATATTCCTAACCCAAAAGGTGAGACTCCTCCCGAACTAGCTGAAGAAGCAAGTAAAGGTTTAGAGCGAGCAAGGAATGACAAAGGACATTATATTGCTGATGACCCAAGCACACCAGAAAACGAAGCATGGGTTAAAAAGTGATATTAAACGATGTAATAACAGAGGTCAGACGGATACTACAGGATACTGTAGCTCCTGAGCGTTATAGTGACACAATACTACTAGGGTTTGCTAACCAAGCTCTAAAGCGTATTGCTGTACTACGTCCAGATTTGTTTGCTGTTATTGCTGATATTCCCACTACAGCGGGTGAAGTAGTGCAATCAATGCCTACTGATTCTATTCGTTTGTTAGAAATTTATTCTGTAAAGAACGGCAATGGTGTTATTGAAACTAACAGGGAAATATTAGATCAGTCACTACCAACTTGGATGAATACTGCAGCAGGCCCTGCTATTAACTTTATGCGTCATGTTAGAAACGCAAACAAATTTTTTATATATCCAAAAGCTCCAGCTAACCAAACTTTGATTGGTGAGTACGCACAGACTCCACCTGTTTATGATGGCACAACTACAGTTGCTTTACTACTGGATGCTTACTTTCCTGTTGTT